ATTGCAAAGTCACTTGATATAGAACCAGAAAAATTAATAAACGACCCGGAAAAAGCGGCTATCTTTGCAAAAATAATGGGAATGGCAAATGGAAATCAACAAACTGAAAACAATAATCAACAGTCCTCAATGGCATCTAGTGGAGGAACTCCTGCAGGAGCGAATCCAGACGACCCTACAGGCGTTGGTGGTGGAAACATCGGAACAGGAAGTATTCCGCAAGCAGGGGAGAGTGGCTTCTCTGCAGGAAATACTGAAACTGAAGGAACAACTTAAACGTAAATGACAACATACTACAAAGGAAATAATATAGGGTTAAGTTATAATGCAGAGGCAGGTACTTGGGCATTTAATAATACACCTCAAGATTTTATAGACCCAAATGCATTTTCAACTCCAGACCCTAAATTTCCTACAGCTCCTACTACACCTACTACACCAACAGAGCCAGAACAAGACCCTTGTCCACCGGGATATATTTATGATAAAGCATTAAAACAATGTGTACCAGACCCTAATTATCAAAATCCTTTTAAACAAGATAATCAAGGAGGAGGACAAGATGATAATAATACTGGAACAGGTCTTGACCCTTTTAATCAAGCCTCTCAATATACAGTATTAGAAGATGGAACTCCTGTTACAGGAGGAAAATCATTAGTTCCTACTAAAGATTCTGGTATTGATTATAGTATATTTAATTATGGAACATATGCTCCTACAAGAGCACAAATGAATGAATTTATGTTAATTAATTTTGGTATTGAAAAAGGTTGGCTATCATATGATGATGAAAAAGATGCTTATCGTAAAATTCAATTTCAAGAACAAATAGACCCTAACGACAGAGAAATAATGAAAAATCAATGGGGGTTAAATTTGCTAAGTCATGATGCCTATAGAAATTATAAAGATTATTTTGAACTTCTTGAAAAAGGACATCAGCCATCAAGTGACGAAAATGTGTGGAAAAAATTTATACGAGGAAATGCTGTATATTCTTTAACAGGTGGAATGGTATTTAGAGAAATGTCTACAAGGGGTGGAAAAAATAATTCACCAGTAACTTATATTAATTTTAGTGAAGACAGATATATAGATGGGCCTGCAGGTCAAAGAACATTTATTAAAGGATTTAAAACTAAAATTAAAGAAGCTATGTCTATTAAAGATGACCAAGGTAATGTAAAAGGTATAATTGATAGAGATGGCAATGTAAATGTTAAAGCAGATAAGGATGGTGGGTATTATGATTCTAATGGAAATTATACAGGTGGTGATGGTTCTAAAGGTAGTAATATACTTAAAGGAATGCAATATTTAATTAATTTAAAAAATAGTGGTATAAAATTACCCGATAATTTAAAGAAAAGATTATTTAAAGGTATAAATTCAAAAGCTTTAACTCCTGCACAAAAAGCAACTTATGCTAGTCAATTAGGATATACTTCTTGGAATGATGTTAAAAAAGATTTAGATACGGCTGTATCAAATGATGATTGGTGGAAAAAAGATGATACTAATATTATACCAATTGATGATGGAAAACCTATTACTACACAAGGTGATACAGTTTCTGATGATGGAACAATAACAGACCCAAGCGGAGATACTTATACTCCTACTGGTGATGGACAAGGGTATACATTTGAATCTGGTTCTGATACAAGTTACACAACGGGAGGACAAGGTTCTGGATATATGTATGACCCAAGTGGTAGTGGCAGTGGCACTAATTATGGAACAGGTAGAGGTGGTAGTTCTTATAATACAAGTTCTAGTAGTTCTACAGGAAGTAGTTCTACAACTGATAATAATCCATATTCTGGTTCATATGGTAGTGCGGATTATAATAAAGATAAACCCGATGATGCGGGTGGAGTATAGGAGAAAAATATGGCAAATGGAATGATGGGAAATCCTATGGGAGCACAACAACCTCCTATGGAACAACCAATGAATACACAAATGGGCGGAACAGAAGATGCTGTTCTTGATATGCATTTAACAGAAGATGTTAAACAAGCATTACAAGCAAAAGGTATAGATGTATCTGCAGTAGCAGATAGAGGCCCAAAAGAACCGGTAGTAGTAATACCAGTTTCAATAATTATGAATAAATATCAAGGTGCTTCACCAGAAGAATCTATGAAACAGTTTGTACAGGATATGACAGCAAATGCTCAAGCTCCTGTTACAGAGCCAATGCCACAACCGGCAATGGCAGAAGCTCCTCCTTCACCAGAAGGATTAGGAGCACCAACAATGGATAGGCCACCTATGACAGCTTAGTCATAGCCCCGATGCGACTCTAGGCCACCTGTTTTCCAACAGCCCCAAAAAAAGGAGAATAAAATGGAAGAAAATAAAAACGAGGAAATTAAACAAGAGGAAACTCAAGTAGAAGATACTCAAACACAGGCCCTTCTCGAGCCTAGACCTTACAAACGTAAGGCAACAGACGACACAGCTACCGTTTCAGAGGACACTTCTTCAGAAGAAGAAGCCACTCCAGATGAAGAACGCCCTGTTAATGCTGAAGAGAAAGTGTTTAAGAAACGTTACGACGACCTTAAACGACATTACGATTCAACTGTCAACAAGCATAAAGACGATGTCTTAAAACTTAAACGTCAGTTAGAAGAAAGTGCTGAACAGGTACTACCAAAAACTAAAGAAGAAATAGAAGCTTGGAGAACTAAATATCCAGATGTCTATGATGTTATAGAAACTATAGCACATAATAAGGCAGATGAAAAAGCTAAAAAAATCCAAACTGAGCTCAAAGAACTGGAAAGCCAACAAGCGGTTGTCCAAAGAGATAAGGCCGAAGTGGAATTAGCAAAACTTCATCCCGATTATCATGATATAAGAGGAGATGAAAAATTTCATCAATGGGTTAGTGAACAAGATTCTACTATTCAAGGTTGGTTGTATGAAAATACATCTAATGCAAAATTAGCCGCTCGTGCTATTGACTTGTATAAAGTTGATACTGGGTATAAAAAGAAAAAAGCTGATAAATCATTAGAAGCATCTAAATCAGTAACTTCAACTAGCAAACGTGACATTAATACTGCAAACAAAAAAACGTGGAAAGTTAGCGATATAGCTAAAATGAAACCGGCTGAGTTTGCAAAACATGAAAAGGACATTGACTTAGCTAGAGTTGAGGGAAGAATTGTTAATGCTTAATCTTTATGTCTATAGGAGGACAAAATTATGGCTATAGGAACAGCAAACGGGTATAACAACTTACCATCGGGTAATTGGTTACCTGCTATATACAGCCAAAAAGTCCAGAAGTTCTTTAGAACTGCATCAGTAGTAGAAGATATTACTAATACTGATTATGCAGGTGAGATTGAAGCTTACGGAGATACAGTTAACATTATTAAAGAGCCTACCATTACAGTTAGTTCTTATACCAGAGGTGCTCAAATAGCTCCTCAGAATTTGGCAGATGACCAAATTCAAATGGTTGTAGACCAAGCTAATGCGTTTGCTTTTAAAGTTGACGATATCGAAGAAAGACAAGCTCATGTGAACTGGGAGGCTTTGGCTACTTCTTCTGGAGCATATGCTCTAAAAGATTCATACGATGCAAATGTAATTGCGGCAATGTTTGCCGGTGCAGGAACTACTACTGGTAGTGACGGCTCTGGTGCAGATGTTGGTTTCGGTTCTTCCGAAGTTGACCCAATGGATATTTTAGCAACTGCGGCTAAAAATCTACACGCATTAGATATTCCAACTGATAACAGATGGTTTTTAGCATCTCCAGAGTTCTATGAACAACTTGGAAATGCATCATCTAAATTAATGGATGCATCTATTACCGGTGATGGTACATCACCTTTAAGAAATGGTTCAGTTGTTAATGGTCTTGTAAATGGTTTTAAACTTTACATGACTAATAACTTTGCCGCTTCTTCAACTTCTAACTACGTTAAAGTGTTATTTGGACACATGTCTTCAACTGCTACTGCTAATGCTATTGCAAAAACAGAAGTAATTAGAGACCCAGACTCATTCTCTGATATTGTTAGAGGTCTTCACGTTTTTGGCAGAAAAGTACTTCGTTCGGAAGCACTTCAAGCTAGACATCTTTTAATTGATTAGGAGGATATAACATGGCTACATATGACGTAACAGGCCCAAGCACCGCAGGTGCTAGACCTAGTAGATTCAGTGCAGGTATAAGAACTCCTTATCTTGTAGAAAATGTAATTGAC